ATTATGAATTATGGATTTTATTAAAGAAAAATTGCAATATAAATGAGAGGACTTTTTAAATTATTATATTTAATACCTTTTAGCTCTCTATAATCATTCTGTTTTTCATTTTAACTGTATTAATTTTATTTGCTTTTATTCGAACAATAAGCAATGACATAATCTATGTTTTTAGTAGAAGCCAAAATATTATATATTAAATTTATAGCCCGAAATAAATCGGGCTATTTAATTGTTATTCTGTTTCAAACACTTCAGTAATTTTGTATTGTTGATATCCTTTTTTATCAGTTTTGATTTCTAATGCGAGTTCTGAATCAACTAATTCTTCTGCTAAATCTAACACTAAATCATTGTATTGTTTGAAACCTTTAAAGAATACTGTACTCTCATCTTCTTCATCTTGGTCTAATAAACTTCGTAGCATTACATTGTTTTTATGTACTTGGTAACCAATAGCTTTATCATTACTTGGTTGCATTGCACCGTTGTACCAAATTTTCTCATCAGTAAATTCGCCTTCTAAAATAACGAATGTAATTGTTAACATTGGGTCGCCTTTTTTACTTTGTTTTAATACCATGTTTTCTAATGCTACTTCATATTCGCCATCCGGAATATCAGGAAAATCACTGTTTTTAGCGTCATTAATTGCATTTTTAATTTCTTCATTATCTATTTGTTTATCAAATTTATCCCAGTTAATCGTTTCAGTCATAGTTAAATCATTCCTTTTCTTATAATGTTATGTCGTGTTGTTATATTATTCATATGCCATAATATCTTTTGGTGTGTTGAAGGTGAACTTAAGTGTGACCACATAAAATTCACCGTACTTATTGTTCTTACAATCAATCGTTTGTGATGTTAAGTTACTTTTCTCTTCATCTCTAGCTTCTTCAATAATTCGTTGTGCTTCTGATCGTGTTGTTGCAAAATGTTGTTCTGTTGTATTTAATTCTCTTCTCATGATGTTTATTCTCCAATCTATTCAGCATTTTTACGTCTACTTCTTCTAGTACGTTTAGGTTCATCTTCTGTTTCATTTTCTTCTTTTGCTTCTTCAACTACTTCTTTAGTAGATGATTTTCGTTTTCTAGTTTTTCGTTTAGGTTCTTCAATGACTTCTTCTGTTTCTTCTTCGCCTGGTGGTACTTGTTCAACTGCTTCTTCAACTTCTACGGATTCTTTCTTTTTTCTTCCACGTTTTGTTTTAGGTTTTTCTTCAATAATTTCTGTAGAAATTGGTTCAACTTGCTTTTTAGTTTTAGACGTGACTTTAGCATGTGATGCTTTTTGAGCTGCTACTAATTCTTGTACAAATTCATTTTTATTTAATTCACAAGTATCATTTAAGAAATTGAAACGTCCACCACCGAACACATTACGCTGTTTCGATAGTTGTAATAAACGTTCGCCATCTCCATTAATAAAAGCTCGAACTGTTAAATCAACCGTACCCGTTGTGAAGTTAGCAGTCTTATCGTCAATGTTTGGTATAAAGTTAGTGCGAATTGCTCCACCTTTTAGCGTTGTTTCTGATTTAACTTCTTTACTAATATATATGATTTGATATCCTAAATTTTTAAGTCGTTTAATGGCATTATTAAATTCCGTTTTAACCATTGCCCAACCTTTCCCATAACCACCATCTGACTCATGTTCCCAACCATTTTTATCAAACACGTAAATTCTACAATGCTCTCTTAAATCTTCGAATAAGTCTATTGCTATTGCTTTAAAACCACTTTCAGTATCAGTTTCTAATTCTGAAATAATTTCTAAAAATTGTTCCCACGCAAATTTACGTTTCGTAATTCTACCTTCTTTAGTAACTTCATCTTTAATGTATACTACAGGCGACGTTGTATTATCAGTATTACCATCAGTATTTAAAAATAATAAGTCATCAAACTGGTCTACAAATGTAGATTTTCCTACATAGGAATCTCCATAAATCCAAAAATCAGGACGTTCATCAATTTTCTTCTCTCGTCGTATATTCTTAGGTAGTGTCATAATTAATTCTCCTTCTTCATTTCTTAGTTGTTCTAAATACTCAGGTGCAAATCTAGGATTACAAGCAAAACATTCATCTTTTGGATTTTCTAACCAATCAAATGTTTTATTTCGAATAGCATTAGAGATTTCCCTACATTCATTTAAGAAATAAATGATATCCATTTCTTGTGGTTCAATTTTGATAAAAGTCACTTTTAATTTTTTCATTGTTTGATGTAACCTATTTCTAAATTGAATAATACTTTCATCTTTCTTTTGTCTTATATTTGATTTGGGTAAAAATAAGTACCCCATTGAAATAATGTTGTACCCTTCTTCTTCTAAGTAATGTTTATATATTTGGAGTTGAGGCGATTCTTTATATTTATCTACTGCATTACTATATTTGAAATCAATGATGGCAATGTCATTTGTAGCTTTTCGTTTAACTATCAAATCAACAAACCCAATGAATTCAGGTTTATTAATTTGAAACTCATGTATAAACTCATAATCGTTATAAAAAATTGATATTAGTATCAATTTTTGCTAACCACGTTTCTGCTTTTTCAAGGTTATGTTCTAATTTAATTGCTTCATTAATGACATCATCAGTGACAATTGGGAAAGCATTGAAGTATTCATTAAGCATTGCGTCTTTGCCTTTTTCGATACCAGTGTGTAATGCATGACCAACTATAAGTGGGCTGTTTGCTTCATAGTTTGGTAATTCAGTGAGTTTATCGATATATCTTAATTTGAAGTGATAAGGGCAACGTTTAAATAAATCAACTCTTGAATAACTAAATTGCATCAAACCACCTCAACTTCCAATTTTGAAAATCTTTAGGTCGTAACACATATGCATAACCACCTGCTTCACGAATTTGGTTCATACGTTCTTTTTGTATACCTCTAACAATTCCAGTATTAGTTTTTAGTTCAATACCATGAAATTGACCATTGATACAAGCTAATATGTCGGGTATTCCATTTACAGTAAATTGGTTACCTGCCCAATATTTAACTGCAAATACATTAGGTTGTGATTTTAAAAATTGCATTACGTCTTTTTGAAAAGCCGCTTCATTTTTATAATGTTTAGTCAATATGACCACCTTCATATTCGAAATTAAATTTTGTAGCTGGTTTATCTAACGCATTAATCAATGAATTCCAAATAGTAGATTTTCGAATTACTTTTTGGAAGAAATCTTCACCATTTTCATAAACATCTATTAATTTAAAGTTTCTACAACCTAACCATAATTGATCTCGGTTTTTGTACAATAAGTTCAAAGTATTTTGAATATGCTCCTCCTCCATTGTTATAGGCTCTAAAACATCACCTTCTCTGGTGGTCCATCTTGTATCATTTAAAATTTCTTCTGTATATCTCTTACTTCTATTCATGTTGATGCCTCCTTAAATAATTCATCATTGTAATCTTTGCCATCGACTAAAGTTTGATAGTTTTTCCATTCATATGTACCTAGAGTTAACATGTAATAGTAAAAGCATGGTCTTTCTTGCCCTATACGATGCGTTCGTTTTTTACTTTGTTCAAAATATGAAACGCGATTGGGCAAACCAAAAAAGATGATTTTATTTGCTTTTTGAAGATTGTGACCAAAACTGCCACTTTGATATTGGACGAGTGTCACACTGTTTTTACAATTCTCATATGATTTTTTATCTACTATCTCACCGTTGATATAAGATATAGGTTTACTTAATTCATCCACTATATTTTCAATTGCTTCTTTTTCTAAATTGTACTGATAGAAAATAATCAATCTATCTTCAGTACTTTCAATCAATTCTTTTAACATAACTAATTTATTTTGATTAAATGCAGTACAAAGTAATCTTGCGTTCATATTACCTACAGATGCCGTTTCTGCAATTAATTTTCTATCAGATAGTGTGACAATACCTTCTTTAATAAATTCATCATATTCTTTTGTCTTTTTTGGTTTTAAGAAAATATTAGTTTGAGTTGGTAAATCAAAAACTTCTTCAGTTTTCATAAACACACAACCATATTGTCGTAATTTCTTTTTCAACCTATCTATATTTTTATAACCAATGATTTTATACTTCATTTCATTTTCGTCCCATTGTCTATTTGTATAATGAGACAAAAACATACTCTCTTTAATCTTCCATCCTAATAAGTGAATTTGAGTTATTAATTCTTCATACTTACCATCGATTGGTGTACCACTTAATAAAATGATATTGTCGGGATTTAATTCATTTACAATCAGTTTAGTACGTTTTGATTTAGGATTTTTGATATATTGAGATTCATCTAAAAGCAATGTAAATTTTTTTAATTTTTTCAGTTCAGGTCTCGCTATAGCTTTTTCATAATTAATGATTAAAATACTATTTGGTTTTATATTCTCAATACGTTGTTTATCAAAAATGATGATTTCATAATCATCTGAATAATAATCTTTAAAATGCTGGTACCAATCAGTTATTTTTGATTTTTGACAGACAACTAAATTGTAGGGGGTATTTAATTCCCACAACTTTTCTGAACCAACAAATGTTTTACCTAAACCCATATCAAGATAGTAAGCAACTTTATTATGTTGTTCTGTCATATCGAGTGCCTTTTGTTGATGAGCATAAAGCTTAATTTCATTCATAAAACTAAACACCTTTCTTAACTAATATCTGCCCACGCATTACCGATATAATATAGTTCTTCATCCGTTCATGTGACTCTGGATATACTTCTAATATCTGTAATAACTTATTATTTGTTTTATAACTATCGTGATAATGTAAAAAATTAATAATAATCTGTGAGGTTGATGTCTGTTCGATTTCCAATAAGCAGTTTTCATTTGTTTTCTTAAACTCATCAAATAGTTGTTGATATAGAACAAACATCTTTTCATTAGCATCATTCTTCATTGTTGTCATCATCCTTGTCGTCATCTATACCTAAAATTTTTTTAATTTATACATTTCGATAACATTTGCGATATCGTGGTAATCATTTTCGTTATTCAATAAATTAGCAAGACCTGCAATATCTCCAAGCGCACAATGTGACGATGATGTAGTATGTCCATTACTAACCCCTACAGTTGAAAAAAGTAAAGCGTCAAATTCAGTTTCTTTATTGATTTCATTCACTAATTCAAACAATTCTCCATTCTTTTTAGCCAATAAATCTCTTAATTCTTCCTGCGTCATGTCTTTATATTTTTTAGTCATTGTTGTCTTCCCCCAAAATTGATATAATTTATTTGTTAATTGTTTTTTTAATTTCTGATTGCTAATTGCCGTTAGCAGTCAGTTTTTTTATTCTCTAAAAAAAATACTCATCATAGAAAATGAATATTGCAATGCCAGTACTTGCAGCAATTACCCATGCTGTCGTGAAGTACAGAAATGGCATTAAACAAATTGCTAAAATTGTTATACACATTACTGCTATGATGTAACTTTTATATGTGTTAGACATTCGCATCCTCCCTGACTTAATACTTCGTGAACAATTCCTAGTTCATACATTTTGTTAAACTAATAAGTTGCCATTTCATCACTCATTGTGACCCCTACCTATTCTGTTAATTTCATTTCTAATTGGTACGTTGTTTCATATGATGGTTGCCATCTCTCTACAAATCTAATCGCTTCTTGATATCGTCCACGAGGTATACAGTTGTAACTCGGTACGTCGAAAATATTTTTAATACTTTTATATATTTCAGCGAATAACTTTCTTGATACTTGGTCGTAGAAACCGTTAAATTTGTTTCTCACAATTTCCGCAACTTTTTGAGCAACTAACCTTTGAATATGTTTCGCTTCTCCATGCATAATTGGATATGTTTCTTCGATTTTAGTAACACGTTCATCTAATTCTGTGTTGCCCTGTGCTATTAATTGAATTTGTTCTGATGTAGTTAATGGTTTTGTTTGGTATGTTCCCGTTCTTCTTAGTGATGGTAAAACTTCCGAAGTTACCCAACGTTTGAACCTCTTCGCATTTTCTAATTTGCTAAAAAAGATTAAACTGTATAATCCAGATTCGTTGATGATCGTTACATTTCTGTTTTGACCTGACGTAACGATTCGTGACGTCAGCTTATCTTCCTCATCTACATGGTCAGATAAAGTTTTTCTTGAATTTGTGTAACCTAATATGTCAGCAACATCTTTTCCTATAAAATATGGTTCACCGTCAACTTCTAATGTCCTTACTGGTAATTCTTCAAAATTAAATGTTTGTAATTCTTGCAAATTTTTTTGCTCCTTTCATGTATAATTTAGATATCTCCTAATGGAAGGAGGTGATAGATATGAAAAACGTTTACGCTTGTTTACTTGGTGAATGGGTTAATTTGTCTAATAAAGAAAACGTAATTATCGATAACTCATATAACGATGTAAATCATTGGTATAAAGAAAAAATCGATACACTGTTTGATTACGATTACATCAATATTGAGATTGATAATGTTCACTACCGTATTCATCCAAGTTTCATCCAAGTTTTAACTAAGTGATTTCTTAAGTACTTCACAGCTGTGACTGTCAAGCTCCACCTTGACGGTCTTATGGCTGTATACTCTTTCAACTTCTTGCACAATTCTGTCCCATTCATATTTGGGCATGCCATTGATACCTTCTAAAATTTTGTTCAAACGATTTTGTGGTTCTTTCATTTGAGTTTCCTCCTTGATTCTTTATTATTTAAATTTATTGCTATTGACACGATTGAAAGAATCATTGCTAAAATACTTACGATTAACCAAAACATTTGTCATTCCTCCTATTAATTTATTTTTCTTCATCTCACACCTTTTAAATCCTTAATTTGTATAACTTTCTCGTTCTCTAGTTTTATTTTCAGTTGATCATTCAGAATTTTTTTCATACAATCAGCTCGTTCTGTTTCGTTTTTGAATAATTGACTATTACTCATGTGGTTAATGTCCTCCAATTCGATTGATTAGCGTTTGATAAGCATCTAATACTTGCGGATAAAGGTATAACACTCTTGTGCCTACTCGTCTTGTCACTGCTACAATTTCAGGTTCATAGACTATCTTTTGTATTAGCGTTGCTTTACTTAAACCTGTAATCTCCACTAAATCTTTAATATCAACGGTTGCAACTTGCCTCTTGTAGGTACTTAAAATTTCATCAACTTTCTTTTGTACTAATTCGTTAATTATTGCTTCATTCAGTTGAATATTTAACATGTTGTTCACTCCTTTATAATTCAATTCTATTGAACTTCTGTGTTAAAAAAATAAATTGGAATCTCTGACTCTTTAATTTCTAACAAGTTTACAGCTTTAAATATTTCTCTGTCTTTCCAACCAACTTTATTATTAAGTTTTAACGATATACTCCTTTCCGACAATTGCATTGCATGAGCAAAGCTATATCTGCTACCAAATTTCTCAACTATTTTCCCATTTAAACTTGAATAATCAAAACGCATAAATATCCCTCCTTTTTAGTTCAATTTTTTTGAACTTTATGAACTTAATTTATCACATTAAAAATTAATACGCAATACTTTTGTTCATATTTTTTGAATGTAGTTATTGAACTTTTGTTCAAAATTGTCTATAATTTATCTATAAGTTGCATTGGAGGTTTCTTAAAATGAAAGAATCATTTAGTTCTAGATTGAAGAAAGCAATGTTAGATAAACAAATGAAACAAATAGACATTATAAATAAATCTAAATTACTAAGTGATAACGGTGCTAAAATAACCAAAACCGATTTAAGCCAATATGTAAATGGTAAAACTAGCCCTGGACAAAAGAAACTTTATGTTTTATCTAAAGTTCTAGATGTTAGCGAAGCTTGGCTGTTGGGTTATGATGTATCACCTAAACGTCCTACTGATGAGGAACGTCATTTAAATCAAAATGAACAAATCATCGCAGCACATATAAAAGATGATGTCACAGATGAAGAGATGAAAGAAATCGTGAACTTCATCGAATATATTAAAATTAAAAGAAATACAAATTCAAATAGCGATAAATAAAGAAAGACGCTCATTTTACTAATCATTGTATTAGTATTACTACGTCTTTCTTTTTTTATATATCAAATTATGCATAATTAAAC